GTTTCCCAGTCACGATCGGCGTTGAATTAAAAGCCAGCTATTTTGATCTAGCTGCGCGTAATATGGAACAGGCTAATCGAGTACAGGAGGAGTTGTTTTGAGCTATTCTACTTTTATAGAAGGGAAGAAAATTGCAAACATTAACTCTGGTTTTTATCCAGATGAGTCAAAATACTCTGATTTAATGAAGCCTCATCAATCCGCGTGTATAACTTGGGCTTGTAGGCGTGGCAGATCAGCATTATTTCTTGATACCGGATTGGGCAAAACTTTATGCCAATTAACGTGGGCTGACCAAGTAGCAAGGCACACTGACGGCTATATTTTAATACTTGCGCCATTGGCTGTATCTTATCAAACGAAGCGAGAGGCTGATAAATTTGGCATTGATGCCGAAGTTGTGACAAGTGATGAAGATATATCAGCGCCGGGTATTTATATCACCAATTACGAAAAACTAGATCATTTCGATACTGACATTTTCGTAGGAATAGTGCTTGATGAATCTAGTATTTTGAAAGGCATGCAAGGTAAGGTTAGGCGGCAAATAACAGAGTCATTTGCAAATACTCAATATAAATTGAGTTGTACGGCCACTCCATCTCCTAATGACTTTATGGAATTAGGTACTCAGTCGGAATTTATCGGTGTTATGAGCCAAGTTGAAATGCTAGCTATGTTTTTTATTCATGATGGCAGTGATACTGCAAAATGGAGGTTGAAAGGGCATGGTAAGTCGAAGTTTTGGGAGTGGTTAAGCACATGGGCTATATTTTTACGGTCTCCTATTGATTTAGGTTTCGATAGTTCAGAGTATGATTTGCCTCCTATTGAATATCACGAGCACGTCATAGAAACGGAGCCTACCCGTTCTTTATTTGTTGAGCCAGCGCAGTCACTGCTTGAGCGTAATCAAGCGAGAAAATCATCAGTGCAAGCTCGATGTGAAAAAGCAGCTGAAATTGCGAATAATTTAGATAATGCGTTGATATGGTGTAATCTTAATGATGAAAGCCAATTATTAAAATCGATGATTGTTGGCGCAGTCGAAGTAAAAGGTAGCGACCATGAAAATCACAAGGCTGAATCGCTGATAGGGTTTGCGACTGGTGATGTTTCAAAGTTAGTTAGCAAACCAAAAATAGCGGGGTTTGGGATGAATTTTCAGGTATCAAATCATTGTATATTTGTCGGGCTTTCAGATTCTTGGGAGTCATTTTATCAAGCTATCCGTAGGCAGTGGAGGTTTGGCCAAACTAAAACCGTAAACGTTTATATCGTATCAGCAGACACTGAAGGCGCGGTTGTGGCGAATATAAAAAGGAAAGATGAACAGCATAAAGATTTAATGTCTTCAATGATGGTTCACATGGAAGAATTAACTAAAAAATCGGTATTTGGCGCTGAGATAGAAAAAACTGATTATAATCCTAGCGTTGAAATGATGAGGCCGTTATGGGTAGCTGGAAATGAATAACACTTTAACTAGTGACATTAGTTTAGTATGATAATCAAACGCTGGTGAGAATTGATTGATCCCTCTTCTTTGCATTCCTCCTCCTTGGCCGCCAGCGTTATTTAATTACATAAGGGGTTTTTATTTTTTACTAAGGAGCCTCATTAAATGTCCACAGAACCGTTTTTATCCATCCCTAATTGGGATGAGCTTCAACACTACAAAGATCGATCACCCCCTTGGATTAAGCTGCAAAACGCCTTATTAGAAGACTATAAATTTGAGTGTCTTCCAGATGCTAGCAAGGCTCATTTAATCTGTATCATGTTGCTAGCAAGCCGCATCAATAACTGCATCAACCCCGATCCCAGGTGGATAGCCCGTAAGATAGGAGCTAATAGTAAGGTTGATATAGGTTCTCTTATAGATTCTGGATTTCTTCAATTAAATCAACCGATACCGAGTATGGGGCAAGATGCTAGCAATCCGGTAGCAGATAGCTTGCCCAGAGGAGAGAAGAGGAGAGAAGAAGAGAGTAGAGTAGAGAAGACTAAAGTAGAGTGGCTATCGCCTGATTGGTTGAATAAAAAAGCATGGGCGGAATTTGAAGCTCACCGGAAAGAAATTAAAAAGCCTTTGACAGACTTGTCCAGAACAAAGGCGGCTAACAGCCTTGAGCACTTCACCGAAATTGAGCAGCAATCTTTTATCGATACGACAATCCAAAATAGATGGACGGGTATATTTCCAAAGAAACTAAACGGTAACAGCCATGAAGCAACTAAAAGCAATAATTCCAGACCTGAATCAAATCTCGCTAGGCTCTCTCGAAAACTCCAGGCGGATATCGCAGCAGAAGACCCCTTTGAATGAAAAGGTTGTTAACAGGTTGTTTTCAGTGATGATGATTAAATATTCGCATAAGTGGGCGAGTCAATTCCCTGATGAATCCTTTACGGATGAATCTAAGAAAGTTTGGGGCAGGGATTTAACCGGTCTGACAAACGATCAAATCAAACTAGGTTTAGATACTATGATCGATGAATATCCCTCATGGCCTCCAACAGTCGGAGAGTTTAAAGCATTATGCAAGGTTGGCGAAGAATCACGAAAACTGGATCAATTAGAGCTTGCAGACAGATCGAGTGAGGCAATAACGAAAGATGAGCGTGTCGCTATGATGGGTAAATATGGCGATTTATTATCAAAAGCCTGTAAAGGTGAATTATGAACATTGCATGGCTGGCTAGTAGAGGGGGTAAATAATGAAAGATAATAATTGTGCAGATTGTGGCGGTTTTGATGTTGAATGGATGCATATTTGCCCAGTCCATAAAGGGGTAGAGTTTTGTCGAGGCTGTGAATGTCCTTATTGTGATGAGGATGAAGAAGATGAGCAATTTTATGAATGGGATGACGCGGGGTAGGCTTGAGTTTCTAACCAATGAACCCCCTTAAACAAATGAGGTTGAGATAATGAGTGAAAAAATACACCAATTAAATAGAAGTGAATACCAAGTAAGGGTTGACGGGAAGCCTTTTTATTATAACGGATGTATAAGCCAGAACACGCTTGAACAGTACAGCGACTTATGCCATCAATACCCTAATTGTTATGTTGATATCGTACGTGTTTCAACAGACATAATTTGCAACCAAGGAACGTATCACGAATTTAAGCGGCATTTTGAGGTTATCAAATGAAACTCGGAGATGTGGCTTACGAAAAAGATTTTTACTGGAAGGGTAAAAGGTACGTTCAGTTTCTACGGGTTAAGAATATGACTAGCAAGGGTTCGTTTAAAGTGACTTGCTATGAGAAAGCCAACCGATGTAATTATGTTGAAATACCATCATACTTCAGGGTCAAGCCTGTTATATCTATATCGGAGCTAATAGATAAAACCTATTAAACCGGAAGTATAATAGTTAAAAATAATTGAAGATTGGTAAATTAAGCTAAATAAACCTAGACAATGCGCTTAATAAGCGTAGGATTAACGAATGCCAAAAACACCAAAAGAAATCAGCGATGCATTCCTAAATCGACAAAAAGAATTAGGTCGTAAGGAAATGCGAGGGATTCGAGTCACTCCTGAAGAGGAGAGTATTATTAAGCCTTTAGTCAGAGATAAGCTAAAGAAGATGAGAAAGGGTAAATAATGCCTATAGATTCACCTACAAGATATTGTCAATGGAAGCCATGCGGCGGTGCTATATCAAGAACTAATAAGAACGGAAAAAGAATCATTAACTCGAATTACAATCGGATATTAACCTGCTCGCCAGAATGCGCTGGTAGGGTTCGTGCTGAAAAAAGGATGATAAATAAATCCCCATTCATGCATCTTGAGGCTATTGATTATTTTATTCGCGGCATAGTGCATAAAATGCCTTTAACTAATTAAACAACAGTAGGTAAATAGAAATGAATGTAGACGATTTAACAATAAAGCAAGCTAGAGAAATTTCCGCAATGTTCGGATTAACTGAAAAACCGAAAGATATATTGAGTCATTTGATCGGTAAAAAAGTTCTGATTCGGGATAATAACGCGGGGGTTTTTATTACGACCTTATCAGATATAAAAGGATCAGAATGGGTCGGGCTAAAATCTAGGAAAATACATTACTGGGATAAAGCTGGCGCTGTCGAAGGCGTGGCAGAGACTGGATTAGATTTACAAAATAGTCGGATAACTGTAGCAACTGATATGTCATGCGGTAAGTCTTTAATTCAAATTTGTCTTGTTTCGGATGAAATATTCGAAAAAATAATGGAGGCGTCACCGTGGAACCCAAAATAGTCAGTATTGGTGAGTTGATAGGCTCTGGCTATGGCGATGGCGATGGCCTGGGATCGTGACTGGGAAAC